GTAAATAGCCTGCTTGGTATCTCCAGTCAGTGTCTTAAAGACCCAACCTGTTTTTAATTTTTCTATTTTTGTTTTAAAAGTTTCTGTGTCGAGGATGCGGTCAAAGGCTTCTTTTTCCTCAGGTGTTGCAGGCTTGACAAGCGCATTAGAAGAACCGAAAAGAATTGAACCTGCTCTCTCTAAGGATACACTACCTGTTTCAATTGCCTTAGCAAGTGATTCGTTACCGTTATCTCTGGCTTGTGCAGCAAAAAGCGCACGAGACACACCCTGTTGTGCAAGTACTGCATCTGCTCGGTCAAGGTCACGTGCTTTCGCAGCTTTATTCATCTGAAAAGTTTCTTCAGTTATTTCCATTCTTCTTGCAGCCCTGTCTTCCGTGACAGTCGCTTGCTTCATAGCCTCAATCTTAGCAGCCGTCTGAGAAGCACCAGCAAAGTCACCAGTACCTTGTTGTATCTTAGCCAGCTTCGCTAGGTCTTGAGGTTTAGTTAAGTCCAGACCAGCTAATGCTTGACCCATACGTGCTTGAGCAGAAGGGGCACCACCACGTGCAATCTTGCCTAAACCACTGGCAACACCTTGTGCTTGCTGTTGTCCAAACATACCACGGAAACCAGCAGTACCTGCAACAGGTTGCTGTGTAGGAGTAATCTCTGTGAGCATTCTCATTAAATCTTGAGCCATTGTTTGTTCTCCTAATTACGAGTAGTTAGCGTCATCTAATACGTTATAGTTGCTAAAATCAACACCTGTCGCTACGTCTTGCACGTCTTGTACGTTTTGGTTATTATGGTAAGCAGCAGGGTCATAGTAAGGCTCACCTGCATAAGAGTTACCACCACCACTACCACCACCACCAAACTGTCCTGACAACCAATTAAGACCTTGCGACAAAAAGCCAGAGTCTCCTGAAGCTATACTGGGCTGTCCTAACGCAGCGGAAGCTATTTGTTCTTGTAACGTAGCTTCTCTACCAAATAGACCGCCAAGTAAAGCTGACTGCTGCTGTAGTCTTAGCTGATTAGCAAAGTCTTCAGCTTGCAAACGAGCTTCAATACCACCTAAGCCTAGTTCAGCACCGTACTGGGCACCTGTTTGCTGTCCTCTAGCGGCTAGTGAAGCAGGTGTTCCTGCGGCACCAAAGAGTCCAAGAGCCTGTTCTTGTGGCATATAACCCGCACCTAACAAACCCTGTGCCCCTGCCAGAGACTGCTGCTGTTCAGCCAATGCTTGCTGTCTAGCACCTAAATTAGCACGTGACATAGCTTCCTGTCGTGCAGTCTCCTGTGCCAATAGCTCAGGTGAAGAACCACCGTAAGCAGCGGAGGAGAGACCTAAGCGACCTTGGGAAAGCATACGCTCTTCCAAAGCTAAACGCTGACGTTGCTCTTCAGGACGCTGTGTAGCTCTAATCTGCTCGAAGATAGACGCTTGTTGTGCTGCGGGGTCTTGCCCTACCTGACCAAACAAACCGGCTGCCTGACCCATTAGCTGCGTCTGTAGAGCCTGTTGCTCAGGAGACAAACCAACTGTTAAACCACCTTCAGGGGTTGCTGATACGCCAGCTAAAGAACCTGTTACTGTGTAGGGTTTAAACTGAGCAGCAGTGCCTACTTGTTCAGCTAACTGAGTGGTAGCAGCTTGTTGGTCTCTACCTAGTTGCTGTGTTTGGTCAATGTTCTCACCGCTTAGATAATACCTAGCACCAGTCTCTAACAAGTCCTGACCTGTACCGCCTAAAAATCCCATTAATCCGTTACTCATTATATCAGTCTCCCTAATAGAGCGTGTATATCAATTTTTTGAATAGAGAACTGAGCATCGTTAATCTCAGCTTCAAGGCCAATCGTCACTACCTCACCGCTACCAGTGGTGTTTACCTTCGGAGTGTTGATAAGAATAGATGAAGTGTATTCACCAGTAGTGTTGTACTCAGTAGTACCGTACTCGGCTAGAGTTCCTGTACCAAAAATAAATGCCTGCTTAGTGTAGCTTTGCGCATAGTCATACCCCCAGTTAAGAGTTGTGGGTGTGTTTTGGCCGCCGATAATAGTCAAGTTAAATTTCTTCAAGAACTTTAGGTTAGCCGCATTGCCAAAGTCCAAAGGATTACTAAAGTACCGCATCTCGTACTTCTCAGTTCCGTCTAAAAAACCACTGTACTCAACAATACCACTGTCCTTGCCTATGTAAATACTACCACCCTCAAGAACAGCAAACGACAGAGGGTTTAGACCTGACCAAGTAGTAGCGCGTTGGGAGCCGTCCTCTAAGGGTGTTCTCATGTCAAAACAATATGCAGTATTACTGTCAGGTAGTGTCACGACATAAAAAGCATTATCAGAACTATACACAGACTTAATAGGTTTAGTTTCTAAAGAGACTAATGACATTAAATCAGTACGTACATTCTTACTTATGTCACGCATAGGCATGGACTTCTCTTGGATAGTCCTACCAAAGCTACGTACACCTGTTTCAGACAAGAAGATAATGTCAGTGCCTGTGTGCTGTACTGAGTCACGAGCTATACAACCAACGCCTTCTATGGTGTCTGTAAGGGTCATAGAAGCCGGAGAAGTAGCACCGGAGTACACTAGTATAGACTTCTTGCCAAAGATGATTAGAAAGCCATTGTGAGCTGATAAGGCTGTTATCTCATCAAAGCCTGTAGGCCATACAGTAGTAACGTCTAACGAACCCGAAGTACCACCTGTCCAGTGATGTCCGTTTAACAAATCAGAAAAGTATACTGTGTGCTTATTGCCAGTAACATCAGCCGCCCAAAGTCTACCGTAAGCTGCTAAAACTTCATTAGCCTCTGGTGGTGTGCCTGTTGCGTGGGTGTGTGCTGAGTGTTCTTCTAATACAAAAGAACCACTCTCGTCTGTACCAATCACGTTCTCATGGTCTCGTTGGAACAAGTACACATGGTTGTTCAGAGTAACAGCTTTCCAGTTGTTAGCTGTAGGAGTATAACCTGTGGGTGTGGCATCCGCTAGTGTTGTAGTCCCTGTAAATAATTTGTTGTTACCTGCTGACAATATATATTTATTGCCGGAAGAATCAATGTATTCGTACACTGTTTCAATACCACGGCTAGTCCCCAGTACGGAGGAACCGTTGGTACTGACTTCCTCATAACCTTGTCTTGCACCGATACGACCCAACTTGTCAATAACACAGTTGTCTGCGATAGACGCAAACGAAGGATTACCACCAATAGGTGAGTCCTGCGTGTTAAGGCCAAAGAATCCTGGCGCTGCTACTGTAATGTTCTGTAATTGTTGAGCCATTATGAATACCAGATAGTTTCTTCGGGGTGTTTGGCTGAGTCATAAGCAATGGCATCCGATAATGAATTACCAGCTAAGGCAAACAACTCTGCGGCGGATGTACCACCCGTTTCTCCACGCTCTCTAGCTCCAAGTGCTGTAGCTAAGTGTGTTACAGGTATAAAAGGTACTGTTAGTCTGTCAGTATCGTTAGTAAATTCATCAGTACGTACAGCAGAGTTAAACGTCACCGTGTACGATTTGTCTGGGGTAGGGTAAATCTCAACAGTGTCATCTCCGTTAACGTCCACACCTTTAAAGCAATAGTATTGAGGCTTGCCTGTGGGAGCAGGGGTTACTAAGTTAGCGTTGTCCATGTACGTAGAACCACGGTACTGTATAAAGTTCTTAGAAGTCTCATCTATGGCGTTAAAAACCTTCAAGCTAGTACCTGAACCTGTCAAAGAATATGCATTGGTACCAGCAACAAGAGACAACTGTAACCCAGTACGTAACGCAGTCCAATCATAAGAGTCTTCTACAGTTCTTTTAGCATCATTAACAAGCTCCCCTATAAGCTTAGAGTAGCTGTTCTGAGCTACAGTGCTTACCTCATCCTCTCGGAGCCTACGTAGCACGCTGTTTACTATCTGTAAATATGTCATGTATTAAACCTTCTTCCTGTTATTAAACCTTCTGCTGGCTGTGTTGGCTGTAAAAACTGCCCTAGTCTGTTATAGTTAACAAGTTGCTGTGTAGCTGGTAAAGAAGTCATTTGTTGTTGTTGTTGTAACTGTATTAGTGCTTGTTGAAAAGGTGTTATTTCTGTCTCAAACTTTAACATATCACCAAACAAAGTATCCGTAGTACGTGTAGCTGAAGGACTGCTAGGCATAACTACTTGTGGCAGACCAACACTAGGTAAGCCTACGTTAGGTAAACTAATATCAGGTAAGTCTACAGAAGGTATAGCGTCAACGACAGTCTCTACTACATCACCTACGCCTTGTCCAATGTCTTCGAGTAAATCTCCGGTAGGCTGTATCACGGTATCATCAACAGTGGACAGCGCATCTCTTACTGCTGTATCGAGTACTGACAGCGCATTGCCAACGGGCTGTATAACTGCGTCGTCTATTGCGCTTCCAGCGTCACCAACTGCTTGTGCTGCGTCTTCTATTACATCACCAACAGGCCGCAGTACATCAAGGATTGGGTCAACATTTGGTATAGAGTCTTCAACAAAGCGGGCCACTGCTGTTCCTATGTCACCCAATGGTCGAACTATGTCTCTAACCATATCTTCTAAGACACCAAGATCAATGTCAGGAAGACTACCAGTCAACAAACCGCCTAGTCCTAGTGTACCGCCTTCGGTGATGTACTTGCCTAGTCCTGCAAGCAGTGCGTCTTTGATGTCTCCACCACCCGCTGCTGTCTCTACAGCCTTGGTCAAGCCTTCTTGGAAATCATCGTACTGTATTCCTACACCACTCAAAGCCTCTTCAGTGATGCCTATCTTGCTTAGCCCACCATTGATAAGGTCAGCTCCGAACAACTGCGTAGCTGCTACTATCGGGTCGCCAGTGGCTGCTACGTTTAACAGTGCTGTGGACTGTGTATAGTCTAGGGTCTTACCAGCCAGAGTTAGTCCACTTCCAGCCAATGCTGCATCCTGTGCTGCTTGACCTGCTGCCATAGCTGCTTCACTAGATAGTCCTGCTGCGTCTGCTGCCTGCATTGCTGCTGTACCTGCGTCTGCTGCGGCTGCTGCGTCTACAGGCTTAGTCATAGCGCCATAGGTTTCTAAACCAGCGGTAGCAACCTTCAACCAATCACCAGCATGGAGAGTCTCACCTGCAATGCCCTTCATAGCGACTGTAGCCAAAGCAACAGGAGGGAAGAACATGCCAACAGCAGCTAAGAACTTACTATCTAAAGGACTCTCTGGATCAACGTGGATGGTGCTGTATGTACCAACTTCACCAAAGTCTTGAAAGGAACCACCGTCATTGCCGTTAGTGGCGTTTAAGGCTTCTTCGCCTAGTGTGCCATATAGTACATCAGATCCTAGCCCAGTAGTCAGGTAGCGTGTCTGTCCATCAACCTCTATCGACATTGGGACATCGTTCTTTGTAAGGTATTCTATAGCAGCGTCTGTAGAGGCACGACCACTAACACCACCCTTAGGACTGACACCAGCCATCGCAAATTGACTAGGATCATATTGCCCTAAGTTGTATTTAGCGTCTATAGCAACGCTATTGTCAGCAAGGCCACCTAAGAAGCTGGACAGTCCGTTAATGGCTTCGTCTGCTGTGTCATACTGTGTGCCAGAACCATATCTAACTGCTGCCATGTCACCAAGAGGGTCATATGCCTTTATAGATGCGTTTTGTCCTACTGGAGCAGGTACTGGTGTAGGTACAGGTACAGCAGCTTCTGAGTCGATAGTCTGTAAACCATCTTCCTGTTGGTCAAAAGGACTGGCAAGGGAAACAACTTCCTCTTCGCCATCCTGAACAGGAGTTAAAGTCTGGTAAGGAGCAGATTTCTTTCTGC